ACGCCGTAGCTTGCGGCGGCAGGGTTTGCCCCCGCGTTTCGGCGCTTGCATGGCGTATCGCCGCAGGAAGCGCGGCAGCCCGGCGTTTGCCTTCGGTTTTACCCGCGCATGTCCTTCACGATGGTATTAATGGGGGTAGAACAAATGGAATATCGCATATGGGATCGCGAAGCGTTTCAAGTGATGGGCCTTCGGAAAACCACGCCGACCGGCGGCGGCACGTGGGCGGTGGTCAAAGGCGACGGCAGCGCCGAGCGTCTGGCCGCCTTGTGCGGACATCCGTGCGATTTGGGCCTGTGTTTTGGGTTTGACACGCAAGGCAGGAATGACTATCTTTGCGGGGTGGAATGGTCGGGCGAGGTCGCGCCGGGTTATACGATGTTCGCCTTTCCCGCCGCGCGCTGGCTCTCCTTCCCGGTGCGGGGGGCCATTTCGCAGGGCGCGCTGGGGCTTATCTGGAAGCGCATCTACGGCGAATTTCTGCCCCAGAGCGGGTTTCGGCCGCTTGACCTGCCCACCGTGGAGCAATATGTCCTCTGGGATGAATCGGCCGATCGCTGCGAAGTGAACATCCTGCTCCCTGTGGAACCTGATTGCGAACGCCTTGCGGACTGAGAAATCCGTTGCCCTCAATAACCGGGGCTGCCATCCCTTCCCCGCCTCCCCTGCGCGCCAGACATGCGCAGTTATGTCGGGAACGGTTCGCATTACTCCCCGGTAACATACTCCACCGTAAGCCCGGCGCTGTACCACCACTGCGCGCCCTCCCGATCCACATATGCAGGCGCGCCAGACACACGCACGGCAACCATTTGCCAGCCGTCCCCGCTGGGCAGCGTTTCCAGGGCGGTTATCGCCTCCTGTAAGTTCCCCAGCGTATCCAGCGCGGTTCTGTGGTTTTGGTGTTTTCCGGTGATCGTTACCTCCATCAGGATGGTTTCTCCTCCGCCCAAGGTACGCGCGGTGCTTCTGCCGGAGGCAATCGCCAGCGCAAATCCGTTTTCCGGGGGCGTTGGCCCAACCGACAGCGGCGGGCACAGCCCCAACGCGTCCAACTGCTCGCGCAGGGCGTCCAGCACGCTACGCTGTATGCTCACAAGGTTTTCCCTCCCAACATTTTTCGGGCAAGCATCAGCCACGCCGCAAGCCGCGCCGCCTTGGCTTTTTCACACCATCGCAGGCTGGCGTTGGGGTTATGCGCGCGGGATGGAACCCCGCTGTAATACACCCGGCGCGCATACGGCGTTGTCCATCGCAAAATACCGTTTGGCAAATCGCTTGCCGCGGCAGAGCTCCGCATCAGCGCGCCGGTATCGTCCCGCACATACGCGTTGCAATCGTTCAACGCCTGCGCTGCCAAAGGCGTAAGCCCTTCCCGCCAGCGAGCGCGCAGGATGTCCGCCGTAACGCGGGGTTGGCGCGTTACCGTCGCTTTGGCCGTAAACACCGCAATCCCTCCTTTTTTCTCGCATCCATACGCCGCGTCCGCCGCCTGCGCGTCCATTGAACCTTCGGTTTGCGCCGCAGCTCCTCCGCCGGCTATGCGGCTTACGCCCAGCGTACGCATGAGGGGTTATCGTCGCGTAATATCCGCTGCCGCTGGTCCGGTTGCTCCACGGATTGCGACTTACGCCAGCAACCCGTTCGCTTTCTCTGGCCCAGGCGCAGCGATACCGTAAACTCGGCAAAGCGCGCGCGGTCGTTGCGCGTTTGCGTGCCGGGCGCAAGGTTTCCGCGCAACAGGCCGACGCCTCTGCGTTTTAACCGATCAGTTCTACTTCCACATGGTGCAGGCGTTCCCCGGTACAGTATTCTGCCACCCTTTCCACACGGTACTCCCGCCCATGGCAGGTTATCGCCTGCCCTGGCTGGAACACAACCGCCTTGGGGTGGCTATGGCGCGCGTCATACACAAGCGTCGCGCGATATTCGCCCCGTACATTGTTCCCCGTTACCGTGGCGGAGCGTTCCTCCTCCACATATACATGGGTCAGTTCCGCGATGGGCGCCGCCGGTTGATCGCCGTATGCGCCGCCCCGCGCCCCGGTTACGGTTGCGGTATCTGTGAGCAGCATGCGGGGTATAGGTCGCATAAGCCGTTCCTCCCTCTCGTCCGGCAGGCCGAACCGCAAGCCGGACGGCTGCGCCCGTTTTATCTTCACGGTTCCTTTTCCTGCCAGTTTGATTCCGTATCCCTGTCTCTTTTCGCCTTGCGGACGGCGGCGCGATTTGCGCGCCGCCGTCCGGTTTTCTGGCGTTGTTCTCGCCGGGCAGCTGTTCCCCCGGTTCCCTTTGCGGGGTTCGGTATCCACGCGCAGCGCGCCCGATTGAACTGGACGCGCCTTTGCAAAGCGCCGCTATCGCTTGCCTTGCGCCGTCGCTGTAACAACGGGGCTAATCGCACTGAGCATAGCTCACCAGCAACGGCAGTAACGCCGCCGCCGCAGGGCAGTGCGCGTTTGCGCCCACGCCCCCCGTAAAGCTGAACTTGCCAAGGGTGCCCCCGGCAAGCGAGGGCTCCGTAACCCCGGCAACACCACCGCCTAGGTGAATGGCCTGCGTCTGATAGGCGCAATACTGCTTTAGCGCCCGCTGAATCAGCACCGGCAGCGCAGCCCCGTCACACCCGGCGTAATAACACAGGGTGCGCGCGTCCAACATGCTCCGGGCCATCTCCAGGCAGGCGGTAAAATCCTCCGGCGCGGGTTCGCCGGTAAAGGCGGCATATTCGTCCGCAGTCAGGCACATGGCGTTACGCTTTCAGCATGGCAGCCGTAATGCTCAGGTATCCGGCCGAGACGACTTTGCCAAGCTTTATGCCCACCACCTCGATCACATCGCCCACCGACGCGGCAATTTCCGTACTGCCGCTGGCAATGGTTGCGCCGGTATGCGCCGAGCCAAACGCGGCGCGGGTTGCGGGGTTTTTTGCAAACTTCCAGCCGGTCGCGTCGCTTGCGTCGGTCAGGGTGAGCACCGCCGTGCCCGCCGTAGCGCCGGGTACGCCGGCAAGGCCGATCGACAGCGGCGCATATACGCAACGCACACCCTTTTGGCGAAGCACCTTGTGGGCATACACCATGCGCCCCTGCACGGCGCTTGCGCCAATGTACTTGCCGCTGCCATCCAAACTTTGCAGGCGCACCGGAGCCTGCCACGCGTTTACGCGGGTGGCAAAGCGCGGATGTCCGCAAATCATCGCAAGGTTTGCGGTGTCATCGTTAAACTCAATCACGCTAAAACCCGCGATGCGACCGATGGCGCCGCTCTGGCGCACTTCATCGCCCAGATTGCCCGCCTGCGTAAACTCCGGACTGCGCACCACGGCGGCGATGACCTCCGGCGTGCAAAGCGCATAGCGCCCCTGCGCGGGAATGTTGTCACGGCTCATGCGCGTGCGCTGTTCCACCAGTACGCTGTACACCGTATCCTTGTCAATCAACGGTTCGTTCACAACCGTGCCTGCGCCAAGCAGTTCGCTCGCGCCGTCGGTATCCATAGCGCGCCCAAGCGAATAACCGGCGCTGTCCAGCCGTTCCGCCACCAGCGTATCCGGCACGGCCGCTGCCTCATACCCGTCGATAATTTCATTCACCGCTTTGTCGCGGTTGATGGTCAGCGTTGTGTAGGCCGTATTGCCCGTCGTGGGCGCAAGCCCGGCTGCGCGGTCGTAATCCCCGGCGGCCACCTCGTCATCCCGGGTAGGGATTTTCACCGCGCCCGCTACGGGATCCCCATCAAAGTCATTATTGAAAACCACCCCATCCTTGAGCACCAGCTCGCTGCGAAGTTTGGCAAGCACCAGCTCGCTGTAACGCTCCTGTGTTTCCTGTGCCATCTGCATTTCCTCCTGTTTCGTATTTCAAAAGTGCCGTGGTTGCCGGGCTTTGCGCCCGTGTTCCGTTCCCGCCGCCATGACAAACCCCACCGCTATGGGGGCGCATCCAGCGTGTGATGTACATTGTCTGCCGGGCTTTGCGCCCGTGGTCAGACCCCCGCCGCAATGCCCTACTTCTCAACCATCCGGGTACATCCGGCGTGTATCGCGTATCGCTTGCCATGCTTTTCGTCCGTAGTCAGACCCCCGCCGCGATGCCCTACCTCTCAGCCATCCGGGTACATCCGGCGTGTATCGCGTATCGCTTGCCGTGCTTTTCATCCGTGGTCAGACCCCCGCCGCGATGCTCCGCGCTGCCGCCAACCGGGGCAATCATGGGCGCGCGTTGCGCGTGTCCATCCGGGTCTTCATCACATGGCTATCGGCGCGTCACTTGCGCAGCGCGGGGTTTTTGCGGTAAAAGGCTTCCTCTACCCCGCCCGCCAGGGCAGGCGCCGCCGTACCGACCCGTTGGGCCCAGGCTGTGCGCACCGTCGGTGCAAACAGGTACCCCTTTCGCTGGCGAAGGCTTACCAGCGATTCCCGTACCCCCGTCACCTCGCCGTCGTTTTCCACCTTTGCAAACCCTTCCTCCAGCAGACGCAACGCCACATCCGCATCCAGCAGCCCCATTTCCCCGCCTACGCGCGCCACTTCGTTTTGCAGCAATCGCCTGCGAAGGCGTTCTTCCGCCGTATCTGCCTGCTGTTCCTGCGGCGTCGGCTCCGGCTTTTCCTGTGAGCGCGCTTTTGCCAGCAGATCGGCTAGGCGTTCCTCCGGCAATCCGCGCTGCTCGGCCATGGAGCGCAGCACGCTTTTTTCGGCGCGCCCTACCCGCTCGTTAACCGCGCGCAGCAACTGCGCGCCCAACGCCTGCTCCGCCCCAAGCGTTTCAGGGTTTCCCCCATGCTCCGGCTCCGTAACTTCGCTAGGCGTTGCGCTCGCGCCCTCATCCCGCGCTGCACTGTTACGCGCGTGGGCTTCGTCAAGCTCCGCATACGCCTGCGCGGCCATAGCCTCCCCTGCCATGTCCGCTTCCTCCGTCAGGCGCGGTACCCCCACGGCATCGGTTTCCTCGCTCTGTGTCGGCAATGCGGGGCTCTCCCGTTTCGCGTTTCGTACCAACCCGGTGTTAATCTCCATCCAACCCATCGTCATCCCTCCGTATTCATTGCCCGTCGGCTTCTGTGTCCGTTTTTTCTCACCCCACAGGCAAGCCCGGCGCTGTTCGCCCCAATCAATCACGATCTGGCTACGAAAGCCGCCATGTTGCTCGCCGTCGCGGGTGTCGGGCCGTCGCCCGCCGGATGCTTCCGGCAACAAAAAACGCGTCCGCCCTTTGGCATCCGCGTTTTTCATTCAGTGATCCGGGGCTCAGCCGTCCGCTTCGTTTTCCAAAGCGCCTGCCCCTACCTTTGCGTCGTATGCGCCGCCTGCCTCCCGCGCCACCTCCGCCAGCATCGCCTCCGCGTCCGCTTCGGTGCAGCGGTACATTTCCATCATCGCGCGCTTTTTGCTTTTCAGTCCGCTGTTTACCAGCCGCAGGGTGCGTTCCACCGTTGCCCCCACATCCTCGATGATGGAATCGTCAAACGCGATGTTCGCGCGCACCTCAGCCGGGCCGCCATCCAGCCAGCTCAACGCGTTCACCATTTCCAGCAGTGCCCGCTCCAGCGGTTTCTCGTTGCGCTTGAGGCTCTGGTACAAATCGCTCTGTTCGCTGATAACCTCGGTCGCCGTTCGCGCCACCGATCCGTCAAAACGGTAGCGCCCCGTGCCCAACCCGCATTTTTTACTCAGCAGGTCAATCATGCGCTGCAGCGCAGCTTCGTGTTCGGCGCTTCGCAGCGTCATATCCAGCGGTTTCAAGTCGTTGGCGCCATCCTGGCTTTGCTGGTACACGTAAATCAGCACGTCGCTGGGGTCAAAAATCGGCTGCATCGCACCGTCCTTTTGCATTTCGATGCTTGCCAGCGATTGGGGCACCATTACGCGCTTTTTACCCAGCACAAACTCGTTTACATAGCTGTCAAATACCAAGTCGGAGGCTTTCAGCAGGTCGATCGCCATGCCAAACACGCTCATGCCCATAGGCGAATCCGGCTCGGCGGCGTTCACGCTGTTGGGGCGGATAATTTGAAACAGCGGTACCGGCGACGGCCTTGTAACCGCCTCCACCGTTTCGGGCGCAGGTAGCTCGTTGCCCGCCGCGTCCAGCCACGCGTTGCGAATCACATACCCATCGCCTTCTTGCGTGTGGATCTGCAGGTAGTAGCCTTCCACCGCGTCGCGCCCAGCGCCCAGCATCCGCCTGCTGCCAAAGGCGCACTCGGTAATATGGTCGCCATCCCACCGCAGGGGAAAAATCCGATCCCCGCGTATGTAATCAATCGTCGGCTGTCCGTTCTCATCCAGGTACTCCGTCAGCGCGCCGGTGCCCAGCGCCATAGTCCATTCCACCAGCCGATTAGCGCGTTCCATAAACGCGTTGCGCGCAAGGATCGCCGGCAGCCGTTCAAACCCTTCGGCGTTGATGCGCACTTTTTCATTCAGCAGCAGCGTGGCAAAATCTTCGCATACAGTTTTCGCCATGCCCAACCGGTACCGTGTAAGCGTGCGGCGCGCGGCGCCCACGCGCATGGCGGAATCATGAAAACTGCTCACATACACG